AAAAAAACATTCTGAGGAGAATACAATGACTACACAATACACACTAACAAATAACCTTGACCAATACAACATCATCTTCAATGGGTGGACAGGCAAGCACAACATACATCAGACCACATCAGCACACACTCACCCAGAGTTTGTTGCTTGGCTCATAGAACAGATAAACACAGGAGCATTCGTAGAGGACAAAGACTTTACAACTGACTGTGACTGCGAGGATACAGTCTTTGAGTTCTACGGACAACAAGTCATAGACAAAGCACCATTCTTTATCGGTGAGAAAGGTAATGAAGCAAGAGGTTTCCAACTACATTCACCTACTCTTATCTCATACACAGTAGAGAATGACGAGGATACCTATGATGTTATTACTAACGACACCGACGAACTCGTTGAACTCATTGAAGATAATGAGGACTTGTTCCAGTCATACCTACATTGCTTTGGTATCTATCCTGAAACCGAATGTAGTATCACCCCTACCAGTCACACCTACACTTACACAATGACTGACCTAACACATAGTGGTGAGGTAAAGGATACAATGGAGCAACAACTCTATGCTACTATGGCTGATACCTTATTGGAGTGGACACAATGGTATGACGAATACACATTCACAGATAGCCACACAATGGACGACAAGGGCAACTTGGTATTCACTTGGGTATTCACCCACCCACCTACAACAGAAAGCCCTCAGCCTATCCTTACGGCTGTCTAATGTAACACAACGGAGAATGCTTGGCTTGGGGTCTGACCAACCCCTTGCCTTTATCCCTTGCTGATGGATGCGGACAGAAAATGTCCGAGAAAGTAAAAGAAAAAACTTGACGGATGATACTGAGTGGGTTATGTTTATTATGTAAGACAAACTTACACATCAACTAACGGAGACACAATGACTAACCAACTACAACTATTCCCCATACTGGATGCCTACTCACAACTACAAGGATACATCACAGACCCCGACCTAACTGTAAGGGTGATGAAGGTAGAACAAGAAGTGTGGATACACATAGAACCCAGTCCAACCATTTGTAACGACGAATACCTATGGGAGCAAGCCGACTGCTACACTGACGACATAACAGAATGGTTCAGCCACCTAAGAGTATCAATGATAGAGAAAGATAGCGACTGGTTCATTATCAGAGTTCGGTCATAAAATGTCCGACATAAAAAAAACTTACACTTTCTGCTTGACGGATAAGGTCAAACGAGTTACATTACTAATAGGGGTAAAAACTATTACCCCACTTGGAACATAACAAAAGGAGTATCCAATGTCTAATACAAAACAACATAACTACTGGCGACAAGAGATAAGCAAAATGCTTGGTCGTTCAAACAAAGTTCGCATACCAAAGTCAGGCTTGAAAAGTCGCACAGACAAGCGACAACTATCAAAAGCGACTGACTATCTTGGGCTTACCCTACTCAAAGAGACACCCAAATGTCTTGTGTTTGTGCTATCTGAAACAGATGGTAACAACAGAGTAAACCTACCCAAAGGTTCTATTACACAGGAGTAGATGCCTTGAAAGGTTGGTGTAGTGTAGTTCCCGCTCCCTATCGGTCGCTCCCTACATCGCCTTTCTTCCCCCATTCTCGCCCTATCCTAACGGTGTTCGGAGAGTATCCCAACAGTGTTCGGAGCAACATCAAATGTTTCACTTGTTTCGGTCAATACCTGTCCGGTCTTATTATGTCCGGTCACATTATGTCCAGCATACAAAGTGTCCCATCAAAGATGTCCCATTATGTCCCATCCAAAGCGGTCAGTTTCTGTCCGAGAATACAAATAAAAGTTACCCATTCTACTTGACGAATGACCCACATCGTGTTACATTACATACAGGGGTAAACGACTTATCCCATCAACCCAACGGAGTTTCAATGAACTACTACGACATCAAAGCACTTGCTGACTTAGCCCTTACACTCACAGCACTTACCTTACCTATCATCGCTATCATCATCACATTACCATAGGAGTTCCAATGAGAACCATCATCAACGACATCATCATCTGCCTACTACCCATCCAGTTCCTGAGACTACAAAACCAACTGATACACAACCACTACCTACTGAGACAATACATAGCCACACAGCGAATGGTCTACATCTACACATTGCTATCCGCATTCACATACACCAACCAACCCTTAGACATTGAGTGGACATAGAGGAGCATAGCATAGGCCACAAGACATCCTATCCACAGGGGTAGGGGTCTTACAGGGGTAGAGACATAGCGACTGTTGTAGGTCAGATACAGAGGACATTACCAGATACTTTACATAACTATGGTGGTAGTAGAGCATAGGGGGGCTACACCCCCCAGCGATACGACACTGTGGAGGACCCACAGGGAGCACGGATAAACAGGCACATTTTTGAAAACAGACACCCGGCACATTGCTGGGTTTTTTTGTATCTGCTGAAAGGGACCCAAGGACCCATAGAAAAAAATAATAAAAAAAATAAAAATAAAAAGCACTTCATTTCCGCTGAATACTAATGTTATTGTAGGGATACGAAATAGTTTCCATCTGCTTCAAACAATACTAACAAATACTGCTCTACTGAGAGACACTAATAACTTATCACATCAAAGACCTTTACTCCAAGTTATTTTAGTTTATTGTATCCTAAAAGGTTTTTACTGAACTACTTATTACATAATAAGGGCAAGAGGGGTCTTCCCTCTTGTTTTACATTCAGGAGTTAGAATGAATAAAGAACTTAGAATACTGGACGGAATAGGTTACTACAAGAATAAAGGAGACAATACATACACAGTTATCTGTAAGATGTCTCCCTCAGCAAGATACTTTGTAGGAAACAAATACAAAACATTAGAAGATGCTAAACAAGCATTCATTCAGAAACAAGAATACTGGAATAATAAAAATAAAGAAAATGGTTTCAGTTCCTTCAACTACCAAGAATACATAAATAAAAATGAGGAAGAATAAATGCCCAGACCAATAACATACACAGGTGCTATTAGAAAAATAAAAGCAGCAGTTGCTAAAAGAGACTTAGGTGAAACAGTATGGAACTTAGTTAGACTGATGGTTAGAGACTTAGAAGGTAACCCTGATAAGATAACTAACTCAGGAATGTCTGAACTTATCAAAATGGTTTCTCTTCTAAAAGACATTGAGAAGATGGAAGAAAAGAGAGATGAGAAAGTTGTAGAAGATAACTTCTTAGACAGACTAAAAGAAATACAAGATAAAAAAAAAGCATCGTAGATAAATAACTTATGAATGAAAACATACTTCTTGACCCTGATGTATTCATTAGGTCACTTACCATTTACAATAAAGATAAAAGAAAGTTAGACTTCTTTGAACTCCACAGAGAACAAGAAGAACTTCTTGATGCTTTACAGAAGCACGATAGAATAATAATACTGAAAGCAAGACAGTTAGGCATCAGCACTCTTATTAGAGGCTGGATGTTTTACCAAGCCTTTATGGATACAGAACCAAGAACCTATGCTTGTATTGCTCACACACAAACAGCATCAGAGAACCTACACAGAATAGATAAAACTTATCATAAGAACTTTCCTCTCAAAAGGAACCTCAGTAAAGAAAACCAAACTGAAATGGTATTCGCAGATAGTGGAGCAACAATAAAAACTTTTACCGCTGGTGGTAAAGGAGGGACCCGTTCCTATCAGTTAGATGCTCTTCATCTTTCAGAGTTTGCTTTTTATGAAAACCAAGAAGAAGTATTAGCAACCATTTTAGCCTCAGCCGGAGAAGGTCAGATAATAATAGAAAGCACACCCAATACCATCGGAGATAAGTTTCACGAACTTGTTATGGAAACCATTGAGACCAATGGAGAGAACGGATGGAAGTTATTATTCTTTCCTTGGTATGACCACAAGATGTATCAGTCAGAAGCACCTACTTGGTTTACAACCAGAAAGAATGAAGACCTGCTTCAAGAGAAATGGGGTTGGAATAATGACCAGTTATGGTGGAGAAGAAAACAAATAAATACTTTGGGTAAAGAAAAGTTTTACAGAGAATACCCATCCACCGTAAAAGAAGCATTCAGAAACACAGGTAAAGGATACTTCAACTCAACAGCCATTGATAGAATAGAACCTATGAAAGATGCCCAAAACAAATACAAAGCGGTTGGAGACCCTGTCTCTGGATGTCGCTATGTTATTGGTGTTGATGTTGGTGCTGGTTTAGCACAAGACTATTCAGTTGCTTCTATTGTATCCTTGGAGACAAGACAGCCCGTAGCATTCTGGTGGGACAACAATACCTCACCTGCTATGTTCGCAGAGAAACTCTTTGACCTCGCAGTCAAATGGAATGATGCTGAGATAATAGTTGAGAGTAATAACATTGGTCAACTTGTTCTTTACAAGTTACGAGAGTTCGGTTATCCTTATCTTTGGAAGAATGAGAAAGGCAAAGACTTCCTTACAAGCAAGAGAACAAGACCCTTACTTTTTGAAATACTTAGGGAACTTATTGAAGATGGAATGATAACAAGACTAAATGAGAAGGTAATAGAAGAACTCCGTTCTATTTATTATGTAAATGATAAGCCTCAGCATCCAAGAGGCAGTCACGATGATAAGGTTATTGCTCTTGCTCTTGCCTACTATGCTATCAAGGACACTCCAATAGAAGTAGTTATGAACTGGAAAGAAACATTTTTTGAACAACACAAAAAAAAAATGAGAGGCAAGCGAGCCAAACGAGCATTACCTTGGAATGTAAAGTCAGGTAACAATAAAGGGAGATACTAATGAGAGCATCAGACATAGCAGCACTCTACCAGAAACATCACGAGTTCTGGGACCATAGACGACCAGAGATGGAAAGGTATGATAATGCCTACAAGATGGACTTTTGGGATGAACGAAGAGCCGATGGCCTTCTCAACTCAATGTCTACACAACTAAATGTTCAGACCAGCGATGGGTATGGCTACATTGAGGGCTTCATTGCTTCTCTATTTGCTAAGAACCCTGCTGTTACTTTACGAGCAGGTATTGAGAACAGAGGTAACCCCTCCAAAGCAGAGGCAGTTGCTAATGCTTTCCTAATAAAGACAAGGCACGAAGTAGAGAATGTATCTCGTTTAGCCCTTATCTTTCCACAGGCTTATGTAAAACTCGTTCCAATGATGGACCAGAAACTACACGACAAGGTATGTCCTGTATCTCTTTCTCCTTGGGAAGTTATCATTGACCGTGATGCTCCTCGGTGGGACAGACAAAGGTTTGTTGGACACAGATACTTTATGCCTATGGGAGAAGCCAAAGCAAAGTTTGGAAACAAGTCCTTCCAAGGTAAAGCAAAGAAAGACTACCTTGATGAGAAGCACAACCCTTATGATAATACAGATGCTGGCTCATACGGAGAGTATGTTGAGATAATAGAGATGTATGACTTAGAGAATGACGAACTAACATTCTATTGTGATGACTTGGAACGGGACAACAAAGTATTACAGAGTGGCTTCATTCCATTCAGAGATGTAAACAACCGACCTGTATGCCCGATAGTTCCACTCTACTTCAACCGTCAGCCTGCTAAACCAATGGATGGCTACTCAGCAATGCGAAGGGTCTATGACCAGTTGTTTGAGATAAATGTTATCCGTTCATTCCAAGCGAATGCTGTTCGTAAAGCATCAAGACAATACCTTGTGAAAGCAGGTATGTTAGATGAAGAACAAATGGCTCAACTTACATCAGGTATTGATGGACTATTCATTGAGGTTGATGAAGAAAACTTGGAAGGTGCTATGAGAGCAGTTCCACAAAACCCAACCCCACCAGAGTTAGAGAGATACTATGACCAAGTTCAACGAGATAAAGATAAAGGTTCTCTTATGGCTCCTTTTACTCGTGGCGAAAGCAGTCGTGTTACAGCAACGGAAGCGGTAGCATTAGCATCATACACAGCCTCTGAGATAGGTCGTATGGCCCGTGAGAGAGATGCTATGATAGAACACCTTGCGACAGTCTATCTGTCCATTCTGGCTACCTTCTTGGAAGAAGAACCAACAAACCTAATACAAATAGATGGAGCCGTTCAAAGCATTTCACCCGATGACCTTCGTGGTGACTTTGTTATCTTTGCTTCTGACCAAGCATCAACTCCATTGTCTGATGTAGCAGCGAAGAACCAACTACTTATGAACATACCTACTCTTGTAAACTTAGGTGTTCCAGCAGATACAGTATTGAAAGAAGTTGTCCGTGTTCTAAACCTTCCAGAAGAGTTTGTTCTGAAAGCACAAGAGAACATCAAGCAACAACAAGCCCAACAACAGGCTCAACAACAAACTGTCCCCGGTGGTGTGAAAGGCATAGAGATGCCTCCATCCCCAGAAGAAGCCATAGCGAATGCTTCATCCAAGGCAGTAAGAAACTTTTTACCAGAGGAATAGAGAATGCCCTTTTACAAATACAAATGTAATGACTGCGGACAAACATTAGAATGTTTACATCGCTGGGTCGCAGGAGACCAAAAGATAAACATAGAAGCAGAAGGCAAGATAGCCGTAAGACCATTGATAGAAGACATCTATTGTGGACACCCAGATACATTTGACCCAGACAACCTAAGAGATGATAACTACACAAGTTGTGGTTCACACAATGTAGGTCGTGTCTTTACTGGTGGTTCATTTGGTATCATAGGTGGAGACGGAGCAACAGGTGGCTCGTTCTATTCAGACAACTTAGGTTGTATGGTGAAGTCAAGAAAGCACGAAGATGAGATAGCACACAGCCGTGGCCTCATTAGAGTATCAGACATCAGCCGAGACAACTTAGACAGAGCATTTGATAAGAGTGTAGCAGATGCCGAACAACATCAGAGCGATGCTCAACGATACAAGTCCGGTGAAAAACTGGAAGACATTTACTCAGTAGACCGTTTGAAGAAAGACGGTTTATTAGATAGCAGCATAAAAGGAGACGAATGATGGCTATTAGACCAAGACAAGCAGAGATGGATGCTTTGGGTGTAGACCCTGAAATGTTATCACCAATGGAAGCAGAAGCATCAGCACCACTGCCCCCAACGGATACTTCACAAATGAAAGAAGGCTTTGACGGTATGATGGGAGAGATGGCCCCAATGGGAGACTACTCTGAGCAAGGTATCCAAACTCTTGGTTCCGCTGTTATGATAATACTGGAACTCTTTGGAGCAGAAGCAATGCCTGTATCAATGGAGGTAGGACCGAATGGTGAACTACCCACAGACTTTGTAAAAGCCATTATGATGCTAAACCAAGCCCAGCAAGATGCTGGTATTATGGACTACATTATTGATGTAGAAACTTTGAAAGACGATAGGTCCTTACAAGCAGCCGCTGGTAAGATAATGGCTTTATCAAAAAACCAAACATTCCGTTCATTTCTCGCTCAACTTGACGAGGGTTTCGGCGAGGTAGAGGAAGTGGTAGAAACCCCTTCACCAGCCCCAATGACTTCCCCTTCCGGAGAAATGGATGAAGAAGAACTATTTATGAGGAGAATAAAATGAGCAACGAAACAAATACAATGGAAAGTAAAACTTGGACCAGCGGTGATGCTCGCATTGCCGATGCTTACAACAAGGTAATGGACAGAGAAGCAGAAATAAATAATGCTGTAACTCCGGACCAACAAGTTAGTGAGACACCAGTTGAAACTTCCACACAAGAAACAAACTTTCAGTCTTTTGCTGAGAGTAACTTTGATGACCCACTGCTATCAACAGGCGGTCACAAAGGTGTAGACTACAATAAGGTTATGTCCGAACTACCTGACGATGCGAAGAGTATGTTAGGCAACCTTAGAGCAGACTACACTCGTAAGACACAAGAACTTGCTGCTATGAGAAAGCAGTTAGAGACCGAACGAAGTGCCCTATTGAACAGCGAGTTTACTCAAAACATTGCTACAATGGCTGCTAAGGAAGTTACTCTTGACCCTTACGATGATGGTTCAGTAGAGGCCCGCATTGAAAAAGAAGTTGCTATGCGACTACAAGAAATGATGAAGCCACTACAAACTCAATACGAACTCAACGAGCGACAAGCAAAGTTGGACCAGTTCAAAGTTGAGCACCCAGACCTTACAGACTACAAGACAGACATCGCAAAGTTGTTGATGACTGATGAGACACTTACTCTTGAACGAGCATACTACATCGTGAAAGGGCAACATACAGTCTCAACTAAAAAGGCGATGGAAGCAGAACTAAAAGAATACAAGCGGGCAGCAAAGGAATACGGCTTGAAAGTCGGTGGGACCCAACGGGCAACCCATAACACTGTTCCTGAGACCGTTCGTAAACAAGGCGGCTATGCCGTCTACCAATGGCTTCAAAGCCGTGGTAAAGCATCATAAGACCCTCCTGACGGAACAAGGTCTCCTTGGCTTCTCTATGAGAATAACCTACAAAAATAATAGCAAAAATAAATACTAATAAAAGGAGAAAAAAAATGGCTATTTCAAACGACATTCTTTCTTCAACCCTTCGTATCCTAAAAGACCAAGAAGTGGACAACTTATTCAAAGCAGTCCCACTTTTAGAACAGATACGAGCCGCAGGAGGGGTTGAAACTTATGATGGTGGACAAAAACTTGACCGCCCACTTATCCTGTCCGAACATTCAACTATCACTCAGTTGAGTTCGGGATACGAGCCTGTATCACTTTCAGCCGCTGATGTGTTGCGAACAGCAACTTTCAACTGGTGTGATGCTGTTGCCCCTATCATTATCACTAAAAAAGAAGAACTTTCTAACAAAGGCGAACGAGCCATCATTTCTATTGCTGAGGCTCGTATGAAGTCCGTAATGGGAATGCTGAAACGAGAGTTTGAACGACAGTTCGTTGCTGGCGACAGCACCATTCTATCAGACTTGTTGACCCTAAACGGTGCGGCTTCTGGGGACCCTACTTCTGGGTTTTTGGAAACAGCAACATTTGGAACACAAGGTAATACCGTTGGTGGTTTGAACAAAGGTTCTTTCCTCAATGACTTACAAAACCAGTATGCGACCATTGCTGGTGCGGGAACTAACCCTGTAAACGATGCCCTAACAGACATCTACATTCAGGCACAAACTCGCACACCTGATGGTTCGGCACCTAACCTCATCCTTACATCTGCTGCTCTTTACAAAGCATACAAAGATGAACTCTACACACAACAGCGGTTCATTGATGAAGCAGTCCTTGATGGTGGTAAGTTGGCTTTGGCCTTCAATGGTGCTCGTATGTTTGTTGACCCGTTTATGGGGTCGGCTCTGTCTTCTGATGGAACAAACGACATCAATGCTTATGTCTTGAATACTAACTTTATGAAGATGGTGTTTGATACAGACGGCAACTTTGAGATGACTGACTTTGTAGATGCTACTGGTTATGCTTCTCGGTATGCTTACATTACTGTGAGAACTCAGTTGGCCTTTGACCATCTGGCTTCACAAGGTATTGTAGACGGACTATCTAACTAATAAAGGAGAAATAAAATGAGTTCATCAAGATACATACAAAAAGTCTATGCCTCCGACGAAAGTGGAGTAGGTGAAGACAGTGCTACTCAAAGTGCTCGCCAGCGAACAGAAGTGTTCCGTGCTGGGGAAGCCATCGCCAAAGGTGATGCTGTGTGCTTTGACCTTTCACAAGGTGTTATTGCTCAAATGTTTGAAGTGGTAAAGAAACTGGATAGTGGGGCTGCTAATAGTTCCGTATTCTGTGGTATTGCTGCTGAGGCCATTGCGGTAAATGACTTTGGGAAAGTAGTAGTTGAGGGTCTCGCACCCGATGCTAATGTTGACGGTGCTACCGCAAAGGGAGACTATCTTATTCTCTCTGCGACTGGTGGCCGACTTGAACCGCAAGCAACTATTGAGTTAGTTGTAAACGGAGCAGGTGCCCTTACAACATCCGGCCTTTCACCAGTTTCACAAACTGTTGATGTCGGTGGTAATGTTGGTGCTGTGAAGTGTGCTATCGCACTTGAAGCAGATACCGCTAACAAAGCCGATGTTTGGGTATTGAAGTCTTACTAAGCACAATACTATTTACACGGAGTGGGGACCTTCGGGTCCTCGCTCTACCCTTATTACCACGGAGAGCATAATGAACCTAAAAGAAATGAGAGACTATGTAGCAAACATTATGGACTACAACCCTAATGTAGCAACCTATCAGCAAGAAGTGACCAATGCTCTCAACGAACGATACTATTCACACTTCACAGATAGACCTTGGGAATACTCCCAGAAACAAACACAACTCATAGCGAAAGCAGATGAGGACTTTACCGAATGTATTACAGACGGTAACGGAAAACTATTTATTCCAACAACCCAGAAGGGAACAGACTTTTACCATCTCGGAGCAGAGATGTATGTAGAAGTTCAAGGCGGCTCAGGAATGACCGCAGAAGACAAACGAGAATACATTATTGAAAGTGTAGCCTACACAGGTGGGGGTATTACCCTCAATGTAAGAAAGGAAGAACACGACCCAAAGTATTATTCTCTATCACAACGACTTTACACATTCGTAGCAGGACAAACATTGGTCTCACTAAGAGTAAAGCACCGAAAAATAACAATGCCCAAAGACTGTGTTGAGGTTCTATCATTAGGACTACGAGGCTTAGGCAATGAAACACGACAACCATTCTACAACTGCCCTAAGTTTTTAGACGAGCATCTTGCTCTTGACTTAGACCTTGTAGCAAGACCAACAGACTTCCTTGTAATAGACCCTGTAACCATCCCTGTGCCCTCCCGTGATGCTGCCTATGATACAACCGCAGCAGCAAACAATGTGGACTTCGCAGGTGAATACAAGGCCGCATACTCTTTCTACAAAGGTGGAGTTATTTACGGACAAGAAGAAAAAACACCAGACATCGTATTGTTAGAGGGACCACCTCACTTTACACCATCATCTCAAAACTCTGCTGTCGGTGGTAGTATTCGTATCATAGAAATGGAAACCTCAGATGCCGCCAGTGGTTTACAAAAGAGAGCCTATGTAAGACCACCAGAAAGTATTCACGACAAGTTCCTACTAATGGAAGAAGACATTCCAGAAAGCACAAGCACAACGGTTGTCGCTGGTATCAACATTGATGCTACAACATTTACAGATGCTGAACGACTTGACGAAGGACACAACGGAACTTACCAACGGATACGACTGTATCCAAGACAAAGCAAAGACCTTCGTGCTAACATTCGCTACCAGTTCCGACCAAAGAAGTTGGAGAATGAGAACGACCAACCAGAGATGCCCGCAGATACACACTTGTTCCTGTGCTACTCTACACTTGTTGACTTGTTTTCTAAACACGGAAACCCCGGAATGGCCCAGATGTATGAGAACAAAGCAAGTAAAGAACTTCTAAAAATAGAAAACAGATACCTCTCTCAACGAAGCAGACTAAACATCAAGCAAGGCTTCCGTCAGTTCTCTCACCCTCTCAGTCCTATCATAAACATCAAGAGGATACCATAGATGAAAGCAGGTAATAGAAGTCTCTATGAACCACTTACAGGTTTGTCCGAGATAGAACCACCAGAAGGTATGTCCGCACAAGTATTGGAAAATGTGCGGGTAGAGCCACAGACAATGGGGTTTGATAGTAGAATAGGTTGGGAGACAATACATCCAGCCACTATCAATGATAACTTTACTTGGGGACCATTTGACCAAGTAGGTCCAGTTCATTCTTGTTTCTATTGGACAACACGAAATGCTGCGAAGAACCATCTTATGTTTGAAGCAGACTTTGGTCAACCAAATGTAAGGACCCGTATCTTTGAGTATCAAGGTAACCCTGCTGATAGTGTTCTCTTTGATGATAACCGCAGAGTGTTAGCACCAAACCAATACGGAACAACTTATGAGACCTATGGTCGCTACTTGATAATGCTGAACGGCAGAGACAAGCCTATCCTATGGGATGGTATCAAGGAACGAACAATGGGTTTCCAACAACAGCCTTCACCTCCCAACCCTTGGGAGATAGAAGCGACACCTGCTACTACAACAGTAGACAAAACAAATACTTACTTAGTCCCTTTACCGGACAGTTCTTTGGTAGTAGAAGCATCACAGGTTATTGACTGGGAAGTTGTCTATGGGTTAGGCTCTACAACAGAGGATGCCCTAAACACTTTCAGATACAAAGTAACTTGGGTTTACGAGAACGGAAGCGAAAGTCCCATCTCTCAACGAAGTAACCCTACCACTTGGAAGACAACATCGCAAGGCTTCAAGTATGCCGTGTGGGTTGATAACATTCCAAGAGGACCACAAGGGGTTGTTGCGAGAAGACTTTATCGCACAAGAAACTTAGGCGGCTCACCAACAGCCGTCGGCACGGACATCAACACAGAGGAAGAGGTTTACTTCTTTCTTGACCAGATAGATAACAATGTTGATGAAACTTATTTTGATACCACACCCGATAGTAGACTTGGTAGTTTGGCTCCTCGTGATGACCACTCTATTGTATTCCCAGCCCGGACGGCTCGGTTTGCTGCTACATTCAAAAACTGTTTGTTCCTTGACGGGGGAGAAGGAGAGGGTGGTGTGGTCTATTATTCCGTTCCCGGAGCACCTGACCAATACAGAGCACTTGACTTCTTCAATGTAGGAACAGGAAATGCTGGTGATGTTACAGGACTTCAAGCATACTATGATAACCTCATTGTATTCAGAGAACGGGGCATAGACATAATAACGGGAGACCCAATAAATGGTTTTGTTTACACTCCATTTATCAGGGGCTATGGAACTAAAAGTCCACAGTCATCTGTGGAGGTCCCCACGATGGGAATACTATTTCTATCGGATGATGGTATCTATCT